TTTTTCTTTCCCATTTTTCTTTATATATTATTTTATAAATATTAATATTTTGTTGTCCATTTTGGATTTGGTAAAAATCCATCTTCTTGATATGCATTTAATAAATTAAAAATTGGTTCCCAATCTGTTTCAGGGTCAAACGTTGCTTTATCATCAAATAATATATTGAAGTAAAATTTCTTTTCATAAAACCCAAAATTACCATTATTAGATGAAATATTTGGGTTTTCATTTACTTTGTCAAAAATTATTCCATTATCATAAAGAATAGTATTATAATGTTCTATTTCATTTTCATATGATGATGTCCACATAATTAACTTGACATCATCTCTATTGGTAAGTATTTGTAAAACTTCTTTTGCATATGGATAAAATTCTACACTCTTATCATTTAAATCATAACTTGGTTTCATTATTGTACCGTGTAAATCAAATGCCCAATATGTTTCGAACCATTCTTTTTTGAATGATATGTTAAACATTTTATGAATATATTTTGTATAAGATGTTGTTAAAAGGTTTTTGTACATATAGTTTATTTTTGATTAGGTACAAAGATACAAAAAAAAGTTGGTATTTCCAACTTTTTATGAAACAATATCAGTAATATCACCATATTTGTCATTTATGAATTTATCAAAGTCTGTAAATATGGATTCTTTACTATTTTTTAACACATATTCTTTAAAATCAATATTAAATTCATCAATAATATATTTTTTGAAATTACTTATAGCATTACCTAAATATATTCCTGTTAAATGCGGATAACTTTGCATAATAATATCACCATTGAATTTACTATTCATTATTTTCTTTTCTTCTTCTTTCTTTTTAAATTCAGACATTTCATTTTCAATATTAGATATATCTAATAACGGTTTACATTCTAAACTCGTACCACCACAATCAGCAGTATTAAATTTAAGTATTTCTTCGAAGTAGGGATTTTTTACTAATTCAATTTTAGCTTGCGTTCTCATTTCTTCTAAATATTTAATACGCATATGATTAGCTACTATTTCTTTGACTGCATCAAAATCACCACCCATATCTTCAATCCATGATTTATATTCATCTACAATAATTACAGATACATCTTCATGTCCACGTGCAGTCCATGATTGTTTTTCTTCATTCCATTCAGTTGTTTCAACTTTACCTAAATCGTGAAAGAATCCTGCTAAAAGTAAATTCTTATCATTTGGATATGCATTACATAATCTATTTGTCACTAAACTAATATGTGTGTATACATCTCCTTCGCTGTGCCATGTTGGGTTTTGTTCAACACCTTTTGTTGAATCAATTAGTTCTCTTAATTTTTTAGGTGCTTTTTCATATAACACACCAAAAAAATCAACGGATGTATTTTCTTTTATAAATTGTAAGAATTTTTTAATTTTTTTATTCATAATTTTCTATTTTAAGTACTTCACCTAATTTTATTTTATAACAAGGTTCTACCCAACCCCATTCTTGCTTACCCACACCACCTTTTTCAATTCCTTCACATTTTATATACATTGCAGGTGAATTACTTCTTCGACCCATTTGTAATTTAACAGTATCAAATTTCTTACCATCTAATCTTGATTCCCAATATGGTTTAATTGTACGATACTCTTCTTTCTTTATACCATTCTTAATCATTTCAAACCAATCCTTACCTTTAAAAGTAAGATGTAATATCTTACCAAAATCATGTTGAAGACCTTCTTTTATAAACTGATTAAATTTAAATAGTTTATTTTCTTTTAGAATATCTAATAACATACTTTCATCATCATATTCTAAATCTTCTTCAAGATCATCAAAATTATCATAATCTAATACTAAATCACCTTTTTTAATTTTAATACTACCATCCCACTTTAACCATAATGAAAAATTACTACTACCTTTTAAATCTTTCACTTTAAAAAATTTCATTTCTTTATTCGGTTTGAAAAAATTTGTATTAGATGAAAATAAACCAGTTGAATCATAAATCAAATCATCAATTTCATCGAATATTGTTTGTAGCTTATAAATAGGTAAACGTTCACCTTCTATTACAGTATTTTCATTTGGTTCTTCGGTATCAAATGATTTTTTAATTCTTACTGTTGGTAAACTTTCCCAATTAATCTTAGTTACAACGTCTGCTAATTGTAACATATAAGTAATATCTTGTTCTTCTTCGTAATGATGTTCATTAAAATATCCAACTGAAAGATTAGTACATTCTGGAATAGTACCCATAAATAATGCTGAATCAGTCCAAACACCATAAGGGTCTGCTTTAAATTCCATTCCATTATTACTAAATTCATTAACTAAAGAATTAACAAATTCATCTGAACAACAATATTCACCCATCTGTCTATTGATAATAGAACCGTATGATTTGCGGTCAAATGCGACACATCTATCAAAGGTTGATAGTAATTCACCTTTTTCTTTATAAAGTAGTCCAGAACCCACCGTACCTACTTCTTCACCTATCATAAAGTAATAAGTACCCGAAACATTGTTATCAATCATGTTTAACATAATAACAACACCTGTTTTATCATCTGCACCTAAAATAGTAAATCCATCAGTCTTAACAAATTCATGTTCTTCCTTTTGATATGATATTTTATTAATTTTTAATTTTTGCTTAGACACTACATCTAAATGACTAACAAATAATGATTTACTATCACCAACTTTAACAAAATAATTACCATATTCGTCACGTGTAAATGGTATAGAAATATTTTTTTTAATAACTTCAATCACTTCATCTTCCATACCATAGATGTATGTAAAATCTGTTAATTCATTCCAAATTTGTTTTATTATTGTTGGATTCATATTATAAATTATTTTTATATTCTTTAAATGTTTTTAAATGTTCATATACTAATTTATTTTTAATCATATATTTTACATGAAACCCATTATCAAGACATGGTTCAGATATATATCCGGTTAATTCAGCAAATGCATAATACTTCTTTTTATTAGAATTTTTTATAGCTATTTTAATTATTTTTATAGGAATTTTTTTATTTATACAGTTTTCCATTTCTATCTTTACAAAATCTTCAACCCTATGACCATAATATTCTTCATGTATTTCAATTGCATCTCTTGATAATATTACAATATCACCAATTTTATATTTTGGTAACATTTCTGAATTATCTTTATTTTCTTCCCTGAAAATAGATTCTTCTTCTTTATCATATAAAAAAGTATACATATCTTTTTATTTCTTTTTGAATTTTAAAAATGATGATATAACACGTTCTTTTATAATTACATCCTTTTCTAAATTTTTTTCAACTTCTTCTTTAGCGTTAGCTTGAACTTCTTTTTTTAATTTTTCCCGTTTTTCATCCGCTTCTATTTCAGCAGGTAATTTAACAATATCAAATACTTTACGAACTTTTTTATTATTTTTATTTAATAATTTAAATAATTCTTCGTAATTTTCAAACTTAACAACTTTAGTTCCTTTTTTTACTTTTACAGAACCATCCTTATATAACCATACATTAAAGTTATTCAGTTTGTCAAGGTCTTGAACTTGATAAAAACGCATTTGCTTTCCTGCTTCAAATAAACTATGTGCAGAAGAATATGCTTTCAGTTTACTACGAAACAAACCACATATATCAGAAAATATATTTTGTAATTTATATAACGGTAAATCTGTTTCTTGTGAAACAGTAGCTTCTGGTTTTCTTGTATCCCAATTTTTAGGAATACGAACCGTTGGTAAATCTTCCCAATCAATATCTATCAATGCATCACACATTTCAAGCATATAATCAATATTTTGTTCTTCTTTATATGAATGTTCATTAAAATACCCAACTGAAAGATTAGCACATTCAGGTATAATGTTCATAAATGATGCAGAATCTGTACCAACACCATAAGGGTCAGCAGAAAATTTCATACCAGTCTTAGCAAATTCACCTGATAAAGCACCAACAAAAGCATTAGAACAACAATATCTTCCCTTCATACGGTTAATAATTGAACCGTAACCTTTTCTATCAAATGCAATACATCTTTCGTAATTTTCAAAAAATTCTGGTTTTTCTTTATAATAAAGTAAAGAACCAACAAGTCCTACTTCTTCACCAATGAAAAAATAATACATACCAGGTATATTATTATCAATCATATTAATCATCATAACAATTCCTGTTTTATCATCAGCACCTAAAATAGTAAAACCATCCGTTTTAACAAAATCATGACCATCTTTTTGGTATTCTACTTTTGTTACATGAAGTTTTTGCTTAACTGCATTATCTAAGTGTGTTACAAACAATGTTTTACTATCACCAACCTTAACAAAATAATTACCATATTCATCACGTGTAAAGGGAATATTAATAAAGTCATTGATAATATCAATGACTTCATCTTCTTGTCCGTATGTATGTGCATAATCAGTTAAATTATTCCACAATTGTTTAATATCTTTATTATTCATATTTTATTATTTATTTACCTACAAAGGTAATACAAATTTTCCATAATACCAAATTATTTGAACAATTTAATTATAAATCTGCAAATACTTGTTCTGGATTATTAACTCTTGAATCATCTGCCCAGTGTGCATTTTTTATTTTATTATTCAATCCAATGGTTGCACCAATCATATGTTCTTTATTCGAAATATCTTTTGTGAAATCCCATATAAAATATTGTTTTGTGGTACCATCTACATAATTATCCCACATATGTTTTGATGTAGCTAAACACCAGTGTCTTGAACCAATTTTACAAGATGCATCATAATCACCAACAGAAACCATCAATAATTCAGGACTTTCATAAACAATTTCTATATTTAAACCAGATAAGGTTTTTTTGATTGTTTCTAAATTAAATTCACCCATAGCATTTTCTAAAAATGCACGTGTATCTTTTAATAATGCTGCTTGTCCTAATTTAGAATATTTACCACCTTTTTTAGAATAAAAATCAATTAATAAATCAGCATGTTCTGTATTTAACTGAATTAATTGTTTTAATTCATCATTAACATATTCCCTTGCTCTACTTGGTAATGCTTTAATTACTTGATTTACTTTAGAACCAATACCTTTTGATTGTATGTAGTCATATAAATCTTCTGCTTTTTTAAATTCAGCAATAGGTTTATCTAAATTTATTTTTTGTAATTCGGTATAAATTTCTTGTAGTTGTGAAAATTCTTCACGGTCTTTAAATAACCATTCAGTAAATTTACCCATGTACCCCATGTTATTAGCTAACATAGTTTTTAATTTAATAAAATTTGGATTTGTTTCTTCTATATGTAAATCCCTAAGTGTTTTTTTAGCTTGTTGTAAGTTTTCGAAAACTTTATATTTATTCAATGCTTCCATAATATATAAAAATCTTTTTTCTTTATATATTATTTTTTACAATTAAAAAACTCACTTTTTGCTTAATTTTTCTTTTAACTTCCATACACGCATAACACCTAATTTTAAAACCTTTAAAATTTCCTTATCTGTCAATTTTCTTGCATCTTTAGTTGAAGTAGATTTTGTATGAAATTTTGCTTTAATATATGTATTTTTACCACTATTCCACTTAGAAACAGTTATTAAACCTTTATCACCTATCAATTCCTTACAACTATCATATAAATAATCAGGTATCGCATAATAAAATTCTTTAATTCTATTTTCTTTATCTATATGTGAATGTTTTTTTTCGAAATCTTTTTTTAAATCTTGTTTAGACCTCTTAATTTCAACTTCAATACAATAACCAGTGTTTCTTACAATAAACAAGTCACATTCGTGTATACCCAATCCCCATGAGATATTTGGTACTATTATATTCTTTCTTATATCAAATAAATTCGAAATTGCTATTTCCATTTCTAATAATGAAATATTAACACCTACATCAGATGGTTTTTCTTTTGGTTTTCTTCCCTTCATACTATTATATATTAGGAATACTTGGACATAAAAAAGGTTGGATATTTCTACCCAACCTTTTTATCTCATTTTTTCATTTTAGTGAAAGAAACTTCTTGTCTTTCAGCACGAAGTTTTTGGTCTTTCTTCTTGTTTGCTTTTCTATCTTTCCATGAAACCCCTTCTGATTTATCCTTGATGTTTAAGATTGGTTTAATTTTATCAAGTATAGTAGCAGTAGGTTCAATTGCTTTTTCAATCATTTCTGAATCCTTGTAAGCAAATGGTGATTCATCAAGTGTTCCTTTACAAACCGAAGTTGAATAAATTCCTTCCATTGATTTTCTAAATGCATCTAAATTAACAGATTCTTTAGCTTTTGAACGTGACATCAAACGACCTGCTCCGTGAGGTGCAGAATTATTCCAATCTTCATTTGATTTACCTTCACAAATCAATATACCATCACGCATATTAAAAGGTATAACCATCTTTTCACCAACGTATGATGAAATAGCACCTTTTCTTATAATAAAGTCTTTAAAATCGACATAGTTATGTATTGAGTGAATTTCTTCATCAAACTTTCTTATGTTTAAAGCATCTTTAATTAAAGATAACATTGTTTTTCTATTCCATAAAGCGTATTGTTGTGCAAAAATCATATCGAATAAATAACCCATCAAGTTTTCACCTTCTAAGTATTGTTTGTCTAATCCTAATGCATATCTTGCTTTTAAATCACGTACTTTTTTAGGAATATCTGATTTAGGGAAAGTATTCAATAAAATATTATCCAATTCAATATTATAATCTTTAGATGCAACAAAAACTTTACCCTTTGCAACATTAGTCCAATATTCAGCAATCTTCAATCCAAAATTTCTTGACCCTGAGTGAACAGTAACCCAATAATTTCCTGTTTTGTCTGATTTACCCATTTCGATAAAGTGATTTCCACCACCTAATGTTCCAATTGCGGAAAAGAACTTGTTAGTATCCATTCCAATATCAGACATTTTATTATCTAACCATTTTTCATTATATTCAGGTGCTACATATGAAGTACCAAATTTTTCATTATATTTCTTAACAAATTCAGTTGCTACTACTTGTACATCACCAAATGGTATAGTTTTAAATTTAATATCATCGTGAACATTAAATCCCATTGGAACATTTTCACGTATCATATTATCAATATCTTCCAAGTCCAAAACCTTAGTTGTTGAAAATGAAGCACTTAGCATACCACACCCAATATCAACACCTATTGTTGATGGTTTCAAATATTTTCCTAATTCCATAGTGAAACCAATACATATATCAGATCCAACATGCGTGTCACATTGTATTCTAACCTTCAATCCTTTTGATGTTGGTGAATTTATAACATCAAATATTTGAGCAAAAACACCTTCTTCGACTTCATCTAAGAATATTTTCGCATCTGTATATTTTCCTTTTAATTCTATCATAATTTTTTCCTTTCTTTAATTTAAATACAAAGATAATACAATTTATTCAATCTACCAAATTATTTTATATTTTTCTTTTACCATTTTTAATATTTCTAATGGTAGCAGTGCAAACATTATATTTTTTGGATATTTCTTTAATTGTTTCACCATTATTAATCATATCTATTATTTTTTGTATTTCTATATCTTTAATTTTACACGATGGATTTAATTCACCTTTCCTCTTTTCTGATTGTTTTTTCTTTGTTTCTTTACTAACTATTCTACCTTTATTAGAAATCTTCATTTTTTCTATTGTTTCCTTCGAAAAAATTCTTCCTGTTAAAGAGTTGGATAATTTCTGTCTTGTTTCTTCACTAACTATTCTACCTTTATTTGAAACACCTCTGTTATATAACATTTTTTTCTGTTTTTCATCAGCAATTTCTTCACCATATTTTTCCAACCATATATCATAAGGTGTTCTTCCGTGCATTGGATTTTTATCACCAATATTTTTATCACTTAAAATTTTTTTATGTTCATCTGTTATTATTTTTCCTTTATGTGTTAAACTCGCAATATTTTTTGCATATTCTGTTTGGATTCTTCCTCTTGATGAATTACCCATTTTTATTTTAGTTTCATCTGTATGTTTTCTACCCAACCATGATGGTGGTCTATCACCATTAGGATTAATATTATATCCTATTTTATCATTCAAACAGTTTAAAAATTTAATATAATATTCTTCTCTTTCTACTAAAACACCATATTTACAATATTCTATTATTTCAAAATTAAATGATTCTTCACCATCTATATTAAATGAACGCTGTAAATGTATATTAAAATGTTTGTTGTTTATCAAATCATTAATATGATGATAATATCTTCTATTTAAATTAGAAGAACTTCCAACATAAATTTTATTATTTTTAATATTTGTTATTTTATATATCCCTATATTTTCCATATAAATAAATTATTTTTACTTATATATAAAATATAAGAAGTCAAAAACAAAGCATGTACCTAAATGAATGTTAAATATCTTCTTTTTTTATTTTTTTCTTTTTCGCATCGTATATTAACGATTTAAAAATTCCTTCAAATACACGAAAAATATTAACAATACCACGTACTAATACAATAGCTAATATCACTACTATTAATCCATACCCAACTAACCTATCACCATTTTGTGCATTTAAAAATGCAAATAATTCTTTCATAAATTTTATTTTTTAAGATATAATATTATAAGTGTTAATAAAAATTTTCCTTTTTACAATCCAAACATCATTGATGTCTTCCCTACTTCTACATATATAATCACCCTTTTCACCTTTTTGATAAAAATTTCCTTCAATTTCTTCACCCCAAAGTGTTTTTACATGAAATTCTTTTTCATAACTTGGCATATCTTCGGTAAATTCCCAACAATTAACTGAATTATCTGATTTTGGTTCACAAACCATCCAACCATCATTATCAATTTCAATAACGTTATACTTCTGTAATAACTTTTTTGGCATTTGTTGCCAAACATCATTACTATCACCTATACAAATTATGGCACCATCACCAAGAGGTTCTTTACCTTCCAATGTATCTACTAAAAATTTACTAAGAACACTTCTATCTACCATGATAGATATAAGTGGTTTAGCTTTAATATTTTTTGTCTTTTTAGCAACACCCCAAACGACATCATCAAGATTTACTATCATATTAAAGAATTTGTGCTAATTGATTTTCCCACATATCATAAAAACCAACTGGCCAAGCTGTACATCTTCCGTGTTCGGTTATTTCAATTTCTTCATCATCAAAAATTGCATAATAACCTTTCGCTTTTGCATTTTTCACTTGTATTCTAAGGTCATTAAATTCAAAATCATTTAAAAAACCAAGTGAAACACCATCAGGTGAAAACCATTCACATGTAAATGGAACT